ATAGAAGTCAAATCAGAAAGAGATATCTGGCAGAAGTCAGGTAACATTTGTATAGAGTATGAGTCATGGGGTAAACCCTCAGGTATCAGGGCAACTGAATCTGATTACTGGTTTCATAACTTATGTATAGGTAAAGACGAGTACTGTACCCTTGTGTTCCATACAGATACTCTCAGGAAGATAGTAGATAAACTAGATACTTTTAAAACTGTATCGGGTGGAGATAACAATGCGAGTCGTATGTTTCTAGTAAACTTACAAAAACTATTCTCGTCAGATGTTATTAAAGCTTTCAAAGAAATTAAAGATGACAAAGAAACAGACAAAAAAGAAGTTGCCTAAACTAGATACTCTTGTAGAGGATATCTATAAGACTATCGGAGTTTTATCAGAAGATAAAGCTATTAATATTTCTGATGAAGAATATGAAAAGTTTGGTCAAGACATGGCTGATGCTTTGAAAGGTTGGGCAACTCCTCAACCTAGACCTAAGAGCGGTTTAAGAATGTCTAATATAGGTAGACCTTTACGTAGGCTATGGTATGATTTAAACCTATCAGATGAACATCAAGAAAAAATAAATGCTCCTACATTTATTAAGTTTTTGTATGGTCATTTACTTGAGGTTTTACTTTTATTCTTTGTTCGTTTGTCTGGTCATGTTGTCTCAGGAGAACAGAAAGAAATATCTGTTCAAGGTATTAAGGGACATATGGATTCTATTATAGACGGAGAAGTTATAGATGTTAAGACTGCATCAGGATATGCTTTTAAAAAGTTTAAAGAAGGTACTCTAGCACAGAACGATAGCTTCGGATATCTATCACAGTTAGCAGGATATGAAGAAGCAGAGCAAACTTCTAAAGGTGGTTTCTTAGTTATGAATAAAGAAACAGGAGAACTAACTACATTTATACCTGATGATTTAGAGAAGCCTAACATAGTACATAAAATAAAATCAGTTAAAAAAGCGATTTCTCTTGACAGTCCACCTGACAGGTGCTATAATGTAATACCAGACGGAGTATCTGGTAACATGAAGTTACCTTCTGGATGCACGTATTGCCCCCATAAATTTGTTTGCTATAAAGACTCTAACGAAGGTAAAGGGTTAAGAACATTTGCATATGCTAAAGGCAATGTATATTTAACTAAGGTAGAAAAGCTACCTAATGTAAAAGAAATAGTATGAATGGTAGACAAGCAAAAAAATTAAGAAAGAAAGCTAGTGAACTTACAGTTGAATGGCTTCAATCTTTGTTGCCTGAGGCAGAGTCAGACAAGATAACTACACAAAACTTTCAGGATTATATGCCAGAACAAACTCATGTTTACGCTAATCAAAAGATAATGTTATCTTCTTTTTCACATAAGTGGTTTAACAAAAAACTAAAAAAGGAATTTTATGAAAAGAGGTTATCGTAAGCCACGAAAGATTAGACCTAAAGAAAAAAATATTCCTAAAGGATATGACTCAGGTTGGGAGTATACTTTACATCAAGACGTTTTAGCAAAGTGGTCACATCATTCTGATAAAGTTTCTTATGTTGTAGAACATAAATACGAACCAGACTTTACAAAAGTTATTAATGGTATAGAATACTTACTTGAAGCTAAAGGTAGATTTTGGGATTATCAAGAATACAATAAGTATGTTTGGATACGTAAGTGTCTTAAAGATAATCAGGAGTTAGTCTTTTTGTTTTCTAGTCCTAGTTCTCCTATGCCTCAAGCTAAAAGAAGAAAAGACGGAACTAAAAGAAGCCATGCAGAGTGGGCAGAAACAAATAATTTTAGGTGGTTCTCTGAACATACACTACCTAAAGAATGGAAAGAATAATTATGGAATATAAATTTAACGAAGAAAATATAATACAACAAGTACAAAGATATGTAGACGGTACATATGAAAGACATTATGCCCAAGGACAGTATCAAGCTACTGATATGATTATTGATGCAGGACATGGAGAAGGTTTTTGTATGGGTAACATTATGAAGTATGCAATGAGGTGTGGTAAAAAAGAAGGTGGTGATGCTGAATTAGATTTGTTAAAGATTATACACTATGCTATAATAGCTATAGCATTAGAAGATGAAAAATATCATTTAGGAGATACAAGTGATTGAAGATAAAGTTGGTCAAAAAGAATACTTAGGTATTAAAATAGATTACAATAAAGAAAACAAATTAAATAAATTCAGTTTAGATACTTTAAAAGATAGGTATCTTTATGAAGCATCAGGAGAAACACATGCACAAGAAGCATTCGCAAGAGCCTCAGTCTTCGGAGCAACCTTCAAAGGGGTTACCAATTTTCAATTGGCTCAAAGACTTTATAACTACAGTTCCGATTTATGGTTCATGTTTAGCACTCCTATTCTTAGCAATGGGGGAACAAATAGGGGTTTACCTATTAGCTGCTTTCTCAATTACGTACCTGACAGTCGTGATGGGTTATCTTCTCATTATGATGAGAACATTTGGCTCGCTAGTTCAGGTGGAGGTATTGGTGGATATTGGGGAGATATTAGAAGTAATGGCATCGCTACTGCTAACAATAGTCGTTCTACTGGTTCAATACCATTTATGAAAGTAGTTGACTCTCAGATGTTAGCATTTAATCAGGGAGTTACAAGACGAGGAAGTTACGCTTCATACATGGATATAAATCATCCAGAGATAGAAGAGTTTATAAACATACGTAAAGAATCAGGTGGAGATATAAATAGAAAATGTTTGAACATTCACAATGGAGTTAATATTACTAATGAGTTTTTACAAGCAGTACACTACGATAGTGATTGGAGACTAATAGACCCTAAGACAGGAGAAGCAGTTAAGACTGTTAGTGCCAGAGATTTATGGTGGCAAATAATAAATGCTAGAGCAGAAACAGGTGAACCATACATGGTTAATATAGATACTTGTAATGAAGCTTTACCTAAAGAACAGAAAGCATTAGGCTTAGATATTAAACAGAGTAACTTATGTTCTGAAATAACTTTACCAACCAACGAAGAAAGAACTGCAGTCTGTTGTTTATCAAGTGTAAATTTAGAACACTATGATGAATGGTCAACAGACGAAAACTTTATATCAGATTTAATTACAATGTTGGATAATGTTATTCAACACTTTATAGACAATGCAATAGACACAACAGAACTAGGAGACTACAATGCAAATTTTAAAAGGTTTAAGAGCCACGTACGAGAAGGTAAAGAAGGCTTTACAAAATCAAGCTTCTCTGCTTATAGAGAGAGGTCGCTTGGTTTGGGAGCAATGGGTTTCCATGCCTACCTTCAAAAGAATAACATCCCGTTTGAAGGAATTTTTGCCACAGGGTTTAATCACAAAGCTTTTAATTATATCAAAACTAAATCTGTGGAAGCGAGTAAAAGCCTTGCTGAAACTCGTGGTGAAGCTCCCGATATTTCTGGTTCAGGTATGCGTAACGCTCATCTTTTGGCTATTGCTCCTAATGCCAGTAGTTCTATTATATGTGGTGGTACTTCCCCTAGTATTGAACCATATCGTGCAAATATATTTACACACAAAACTTTATCAGGTTCGTACCAAGTTAAAAATAAATACTTAGATAAAGTTATTTCTAAAAAGAAAGGTAATAAAACAAATATCTGGAAAGAGATTACTGCTAATAAAGGTTCTATACAGAACATGGATATTTTTACAGACGAAGAAAAAGAAATATTTAAAACTGCAGATGAACTAAATCAAATATGGATTGTTGAACACGCATACATGCGACAACAGTATGTTTGCCAAAGTCAAAGTGTAAATCTTTTCTTTGTATCTCCAAAAGCTACAGAGAAACAAGAGATACATGATGAATACTTACAGTATCTAAATGATGTGCATTGGTATGCCATGCATAAACTAAAGTCTTTATATTACTTTAGGTCTGAATCTGCAAGAGATGCAGAGAATGTAAACATTAAGATACCAAGAATTAATTTAGAAGACACAGAATGTATAGCCTGTGAAGGATAATAATATGGAAGATAAATTTGATAATATGTATGAAGGAAGATTTGATGCACTTCAAAAGAAGTATGAAGCAGAAGTAGCAATAGCTAAATCAGAATTAGACACTTACTTTTCATTAGGTATGGGAGTAGCAGAGCACCCCCACATAATAGAGTCTATGGATTTACTATTAGAAAAAATGGCTAATGCTCAAGAGAAGTTAGACTTACTACTAAAGGAGTTTTAATGGAAGATTCATTTAGTCAGTTTTGTAGAAGAATGTGGTTAGACCATTGTGATGAAAACAAAACACCA